GAATTCCGAGATGATATGCGACAGCGGATCCATCTCCGGCTCGACGACATGACCTGCTTTCCCAGCCGGGACGGGCGCGATCTCCGCGTCCTCGTCTTCAAGCTTGATAGCCACTGCCTCCTGCGCTTCATTTCGATAGCTATCGAGGTCGATAGCTGACAGGATTCCCTCAGACAGATCGTCCTCGCGGGGTGACGGGAGCTTCGGGATCAGCAGGTTCAGGAAAATGGACAGCTTCTCCCATTCCACGTTTCCGTAAGGAAGGATTGAGCCAAGGAAGCCATAGGTCCGCACGAATGACTTCGCCGCGCTCTTGAACTTGATCTGGTCATCCATCTCCAGCTCGTTGAAAGTGACGACGCACGGGTCAAGCATCGGATCAAGACGGTCCCTTTCAGCGCCACCCAGGAACAGATCGACCACATGCTCCACGTCATCATTGTCATAGACCTGGTATTCTTCCATGATGGTTATCAGGTCATAAAGCTTGTTCGGGTCAGTCTCTCCAGACAGAATCGTCGTCCGGTAGAACTTCGAGAACGCTTCCTCGATCGTCGAGGTCTTGTTGGCGAAGTCCAGCACGTAGACCTCATCCTTGCCCGGGCAGGCCCTGTTCAATCTGGACAATGTCTGTACCGCCGCAATATCGTAGAGCGGCTTGTCCACATACATGGTCTGCAGAAGCGGCTCGTCGAATCCGGTCTGGAACATGTCCGCAACGACAAGCAGCCTGTAAGGATCCTTCTTGAACTCCTTTGGTATCTTAGCGTCCGGGAAACCATTCATCTCGGCGGAGGTGAGAGCCGGATCCTGCCCGTTGTACTTGCACTCGCCGGAGAAAGCGATAATTGCCTTATAGGGGCTATGCCGTTCGGCAAGGCACTTGTTGATGGCATAGTAGGTCTCGATGCAGCGCGGGATGCTAGCAGTCACGGCCATGGCGCGCGACTTGCCGTTCAGCTTTTTCTTGGCGATGATCTGCTCGTGGAAGTGGTCCACCATCATGGCGGCCTTCTTGGCGATGACGTCAGGATTGCCCTCGACGAATGAGCGCAGCTTCTTCTGGGCGCGCTTCTTATCGAACATCGGGTCATCCTCGACTTTTTTGGCGATCTTGTACCAGCTGTCGATGGTCGTGTAGTTCCTCAGCACGTCAAGGATGAAGCCTTCCTGAATCGCCTGCTTCATCGTATAGACGTGGAACGGCCTATGCTTGATGACGCCGTCTTCCTCATACGGTGTACCGAAAACCTCCTCGGTCTTGTTCTTCGGCGTGGCTGTGAATGCGAAATAGCTCGCGGTCCTCACGAGTTTCCGGCCTTCGACGATGGCGTTGATCTTGTCTTCGTTATCCATTTCGTTGTCGGAAGCCATGCCGGAAAGCGCGAGATTCATGTTCGCCGAGTTTCGCCCGCTCTGGCCCGAGTGCGCCTCGTCAATAATGATGGCAAAATGATTGCTGATGTGTTCCTGGCCGATCTCCTGAGAGATGTACGGGAACTTCTCGACCGTAGTTATGATGATCCGTTTGCCATCCTGGATGGCCTTTTTCAGATCCCCGGAATCCTTAGCCCATACAACGGTGTTCTTCACCTGCATGAACTGCCTGATGGTATCGCGGATCTGCTTGTCGAGGATCCTACGGTCGGTCACCACGATAACGGAATCGATCATCGGATGCCCATCTTGCTCCAACCCGATCAGCTGATGCGCCAGCCATGCGATGGAGTTCGACTTTCCGGAACCTGCGCTGTGCTGGATAAGGTATCTCTTGCCGACGCCATTCTGTTTCACGTCAGCGAGCAGTTTCTCTACACAGTCGAGCTGATGATAGCGTGGCCAGATCTGTTTCACGGTCTTCTTATGCGTGTCCGGATCTTCGTCAGTAATGACCTGCGCGTAGTTTTCGATGATTCTGGAAAGCTTCCATTTGGTCAGGATGTCATGCCATAGGTAATCCGTCATGATGCCATTCGGATTCGGAGGATTGCCCGCACCATCGTTATGGCCTTTGTTGAACGGCAGGAACCAACTATCCTTTCCGGCAAGCTTCGTGCAGAACATAACGGTCTGGTCATCTACAGCGAAATGCACCATGCAGCGCTTGAACGAGAACAGTGTGTCATGCGGGCTGCGGTCTTCCTTATACTGTTCGACAGCGTCCGCCGTTGTCTGTCCGGTGAAGTGGTTCTTGAGCTCTATTGTGATGACCGGCAAGCCGTTGATGAACAGGCACAGGTCGAGCGCGAGCTTTGTCGCGTCCGTAGAATATCTCAGCTGCCGTGTCACACTGAAAATGTTCTTCTTGAACATCTCCCCGGACTCCTCATTGTTCTCGGTTGGCGTGAAATAGAACATGATGAGGTTAGCCGGGTATGCTTTCACACCATTGCGCAGCACATCGATGATGCCACGCGTGGTAATTTCCCTGGAGAGGCGGTTGAGAAACTGCCTTTTCTTCTGGTTGCTGCTATTAACCCCCCAGCTTCTCCATTTCCTTCGGCTGAGTGTCATTCAAGAAGCGGAAAAGACGAATTTCGTCTATCGCATACTCCTTGCTGTAGTCATCATTCGTGCCCTGCTCATAGCCGTTCTGTTCTACAAGCCAGTTCACGATAAGGGTCTCGAAGCCTTTCTCAGTTCTGTCTGTAAAGACCATGGCTACTCCTCCTCTCCATCGGTCTCTTCTTTGACATCTTCTGAATCGTCCTCGGCAATGTCGTCCACATGCTCATACTCCGGTACAGTTACATTGCGGACATCGATTTTGCCAGTGACAACGTCGGAAATGATTTTGTTTTTGAGTTCAACAAGGACATCTATTTCTTTGTGCAAATCATCCATTCGTGATTCGCACTTTTTTTGGAGTGTCTTGATTGTCTCGACGATTTCTTCTTGTTCCTGTTCTGATGGAACTATAAACGGAATTTCTTTCATTTTATCCATTTGTAAATCCCATTGCCCAACTCGAATTCCATCAGATGCCTGAGCAAAGAAATTGACATATACCTTGCTGCGAATTGCATAATGAAAATATTCAAGGTTTTTAAAGTCAATATCGAAAATGAAATACGCCGGGCTTACTATGCCCGTATATGGAGAAACACCGTAAGAGCCCTGCCAAGCCTTCATTTTGTTCATTGCAAATTGATTTTTTCTAACAACCTTATAATTGCTTAAATCATCAGGGATGTAATTATGGTTTGACTCAGTATCATCAACATCTCTAATGATGACGCCTTTCTCCCGAACGACTGAAAGCAGAGGTAATTCGGGATGATTCTTTTCGCTTACAGAATGTAAAATCTGACGCAGTTTAACAACTTTCCATCTCTTTGGAATGTCACCCAGCCAGTTAACCCCGCTGTATTTCATCTCTGCATGACTATCCATCCCTCTTGTCACGAGCTGACTCACGACAGCATTTTTAAAGCTCCTTAGTTCCTGTATTTCCTTCCGGCGGATTCCGATCAGCTTGTTGATTTCGGAGACCTTCCAGTCAAGGAACCGCACAATCTGATCCTGCTCGACACGGGGAGGAACGGGAACATACGTCCTTTTCAGACTAATCCAATGAATGTTCCGCTGAATTGATCCAACACTTTTTGAGTTGATTACATACTGATCAACCATCGTGTGTGAACGCAACATATAGTTCATAAACTCGCTATTATTGCGGTCATCCATTTCAAGGACAATGTATGCTGGACTTACAATCCCTGTGTAGCGAGACACTCCGACAGAGCCTCTCCATGCTTGCTGATTATTGAGAACAAAGTCACCTGGATCAACACGTTGATATTTCGATAAATCCGTGCTTGTAACATTAGTTCTTTTCTCGGCTTTTTGAGAAAAAGGAATAACCCCGAGATCCAAATAAACCGATAGCAGTTCTAAGTCTGCGCAATCAGATATTTTCTTTTCCTTCGCTAGACCATACATCGGAGTTATTGTCCAATGCGAAGGTAATACCTCATTAAAGATTTGAGGGCAACGACTATAGTTTTCGTACTTAATCATTACTCCAGCCCCTCCACGATCTCATCCATCACGCCGTCAGACTCCTTCTCAAGTTCGGCAAGCGATGCGAGAATGTCTCTCATGTCACGGAGTTCCACCGGCTTATAGAAGTACTTTGTGAAGCTGATCTCGTATCCGATCTTTGTCTTGCTCTCGTCGACATAAGCATCGGGTGCGTATGGCTTTACTTCCTTCTCGATGAAGGCATCGATGCCGCCGTCGTAGTTGAACGGGATGTTCTCCGTGTCGCGCAGATTCGGATCGGATTCTCCTTCGACTTCTTTTGCATCGGGGTCGGTCTCGGTGATGTATGGCCGGATCTTCTTGAGCTGCGTCTTTTTGAGTTTCGTTGCCTTGGCGAAGGCGTCCCAGTCATCAAGCGGTGTTCCGGCAGGAACATTCGCCACTGCGTCACGCACGGTATCGAGTTCGGCCTGTTTCTTGAATGCATCATCTGGGATCGGTCTTTCGGGGAATACACGAAGACGCAACGGCCTCTCGACGGTCACGTTCCAGTATCCGAACTCGCTGTTGTCAAAGATCATGCTGACGTCGCTTTCCTCCATGTCGAGGAAGATGCGGACTATTTCCTTACGGATCTCCGGCGTGAACTCGCAATTCTTGTTGCCCATGTTCTTGCGCAGCGGAGACTTCATGTTCGTCGCGTCGATGAGCTGGGTCTTGCCTTTGCGGCGATCCTCTTTCTTGTTGGAAAGAACCCAAATGTACGTGCCGATGCCGGTGTTGTAGAACATGTTGTCGGGCAGGGCGATGATTGCCTCTACAAGGTCACGCTCAATCAGGTATCGGCGGGCATTGCTCTCGCCGCTTCCGGCGTCACCGGTGAACAAGGATGATCCGTTATGTACTTCTATAATCCTGCTGCCGAGTTCCGTGTCGGTTTTCATCTTTGACACGTTGTTCAGAAGGAAGAGGAGCTGCCCGTCGCTCATGCGCGGGATCATCTTGAGCTCTTCGCCGTCTGCAAGGTATGCGTTGAATCTGGTGTCGAGGATCTCACTCTTGCCGCCCAGTTTGTCGGCATCCGTTTTCCAGCTTTTCCCGTAGGGCGGATTGGAGAGCATGAAGTCGAACTGGCGCGATGGGTTGCCGTCCAGCGACAGTGTCGATCCGTAAAAAATGTGCTCGGCTTCCTCGCCATCGCCCTTCAAAAGCATATCTGCCTTGCAGATGGCATACGTCTCCGGGTTGATTTCCTGTCCGAACAGATGGATTGAGACATTCTTTCCTCGACGGGCAGCAAGTGTCATGAGCCGTGACTGTGCCACGGTGAGCATTCCGCCTGTGCCGCAAGCTCCGTCATAGCAGGAGTACGTAGCATCCTTGATCTGATCCTCGACGGGGTAGAACGCCAGGTCCGCCATGAGCTCGACAACATCACGTGGGGTCCAGTGCTCACCGGCCTCCTCGTTGTTCTCTTCGTTGAATCTGCGGATGAGTTCCTCGAAGATCGTTCCCATTCCGTGGTTGTCGAGTCCCGGCAGCTTGATGATTTTCTTCTCTGCGTCTTTGTAGACAGGGTTGGGACTGAGGTTGATGTCCGCAGAGGTGAACTTGTCGATGACCGACCCGAGGATGTCTGCGTCCACCATTGTCCTGATCTGGTCGCGGAACTTGAACTTGTCGAGGATCTCCTGGACGTTCGGCGAGAATCCGTCGAGGTACGCCTTGAAGTCGGCTTCCAGTGTCTGCTTCTTTCCACGGCTGGTGAGATCCTTCAGCAGAAACGGGGACGCGTTGCAGAATGCCTGTCCCGCTACGTTGCAGAGGGCTGGCCACTGGTTGTCGATCTTCGCTGCATCCAGTTGTTTCTTCATTTCCAGCACGGCCGGTTTTGTCTCCTCGAGCATTACGTCGAGCCGGCGAATGACTGTCATCGGAAGGATGACGTCACGATATTTTCCTCTTACATAAACATCCCGAAGGCAATCGTCAGCGATTCCCCAAATGAAGCTGACTATCGAATTGTATTCCTGATTGTCCATTGCTTTTTCCTCCGCGCCGTCGATTATCAGCGGCGGCATTCCTTTTCTATCTATCGTGTATTACCGACTGGATTACCAACACTGTGGCCAATCAGCTGTCCTTCTCCTCATTGCTTTCTGCCGCGCCGCCGGAACGAATCCAGTCATCGACTTCGCTGAGCTTGAATTTCCATAATCGCCCGACCTTATACGCGGGCATGTTCCGTTTGCTGATCCACTGCATGATGCTCTCGCGTCCCACGCCGAGGTATTCCTGCACGTCCTTCATCGTCGACCATTTCTCTACGTTCTTATCCACGTTCGTCTCCTCCTGCCATCGCGTTGAACGCCACATGGATTCTTATGTTGAAATCCCACCTTTTGTTCGGGAAGCAGTTCTCGCCATTGGCGTCCTGCATCTCCCACTTGCATTCAAAGTCACCTTCGAAGCCGCGGGCATCTATGTCCGTGGCTATTTTTGTAAATCCTCCCGGACCTGTATCTGGGACCGAAATCTTCGCCTCAATGGGCCGCGGGTGTATGTCCTGCTGGTTCACCAGCACCAGCTTGCGGTTATGCCATGGAACCCTGCCGCTGTTCTGCAGCTTCCACTCGTGGTGAACGATCTCATAGCAGTCCGCCATATGCTGCTTGCTTCCGAATTCGACATAGACGTCATCACCTGCGTATCTTGGGCCGCTGATGTCATCAGCGGAAATCGGCTGCCCCTCGAGAAGTGTCTGATATATCTCCCAGACGGCATTGTCCACGTCATCATTCTGTGATGTCACAAACAGGCTGAACTGTACGGCAAGCGCTCTGCAGAACTTGTCCTTATCCTGCTCGACTCCGGAGGGAATCCCGAAATCGGCCATGCATGCCGCGAGCATGCTGTCCTCGAGTCTCCCGCTGATGAACGCGGCGAGCCCACCAGCATCAATCGGATTCGGAAAGCTGTTCTTTATCTCATTGGTCAACGGCCGATCCTTGACATACCGCCTTTCGGCCTCCAGTGCCTTATTCGTCCGCTCAACATACGAAGCGGGCATCTCGAAATGGTGGCTCCCTGCAGCGTTGAAGAACAGTATGGCGTAGGTTCCCTGGTTCCTCTGATTAGGCAGATACCCGTACAGCTTGTTGAGAAACTCGTTGCTTCTGATGGTGCTCACCTCCCCGGTACCTGGCTGGTACCTGATTTTGTACCTGCGGTACCTGATTTGCGTCTTTTCTCCTGTTTCCCGGTACCTGATGCCTCCCCGACAATGTGAGCAGTTGATCGGAAGGGCCCCGAAGACAACGAAAAACAGACTCCTGACCACATTATACGGGTTTTGCGTGAGTAAATCAACGATATGCGCGTCACTGAGACGTCAATAGGAACTAATCGACAAAAACAGGCAAAGAACGACGGAGGTGAGGAAATGACCCGCGACGACAAGGAAATGTGGCACATCAACATCGAGAGCAGCGCGGACGAGGTCTGCTCCATCTATGGGGCGGCCGTGGCCAAGGCGGTGTTCGCAAGGTATGACGCCACCTGCTTCGATGACCTCAGCCCTGCATGTTACGAGGAGGTCTTCAGTGACCTCGAGCTGATGATCAACGACGACTGATTCTCTGCGACCCGGGCATGTCAATAAACCGCCCGCCGTCATGGCCGTTCACCCCGGTGCACAGAGGTGGCTCGAACCGCCCTGGCGGCAATAACTGAACAACAACCAGCTTACGAGCGTGGCTGGCCTTTCAGAACAGATTTCCCGTTCTGGATGGCTGGCCACGCTCCTTTTTTACGCGGTGCCTCCGGTTCGGGAGAAGCGAACGGAGGTATCGCACATGAAAAACAACGGCAATCAGAGTCAACGGATCTATGACAAGACCACCCGCACCTGGTATGAGGTGCCGGAGGACCAGTACCGGGAATTCGACAGGTGGCGCACGAATCTGCGCAAGCGCGAGCAGTACTCGGGGCGTTGCTTCTGCCCGCGCGGCAAGTGGTGGCTGTGCGACGGCAACTGCGTTGACTGCGAGTTCCACACGCGCAACGAGGTCTCCCTCGATGACCCGTTGCCCGACGGCGAGGGGACGCGCGGCGATTATGTGCCGGACGAAAACCCGACTCCCGAAGAGATCATATCCGACCGGGACCTTCTGGAACGGCTCACTGCTCGTCTGCATGAGCTTGATCCTGACGCGGACAAGATCCTCGAGCTTTGGAGCGAGAACCCGAATCTTTCCGACCGGAAGATCGCCGAAGCCATCGGTCGGCCGCAGAAGACCTTCTCGGATCGCATGAAGAGGCTCCGCGACGAGTTCCGGCCTTACCGCAACTCCTGATCCCATTATCCATCTGCCGCTGTCCCGATTTCAGGACAGTGGCAGTTTTTTCCTTTCCTCCGCTCAAACCGCGGGCCCTTCTCCAGTGGAAGGTGAAGGGCAAGACAAGAGCCCGGAAAGCGAGGTGAACAACATGTACCGCAGCTACACGGACAGCGGGGGCGCACCGGCGGACACGGCGAACGAGGAGATCCGACTCCTGCACGCCATCAGCCGCGTCTCCGCAAGACTGGCAAGGAACCTGGCGATCCTTGCCGCCAACAGCAAATCCGAGGAAGGAGGAAAAACAAATGCCAACAGCGTCCGAGATGGATCAGACCATCAAAGAGCTCAGGGAGGCGGCCGCTGCCATTAATGCGGCAGCCGACCGGCTCGCCCGGCAGTCCGCCGGAGACGATAAGCGGCAGAACGCAGAGACCGCTGCCGACCAGCAGGAGAAACCGAAGCTGTCGCTGGCCGATGTCCGCGCCGTGCTTGCAGACAAGTCCCGCGCCGGATACACGGATCAGGTGCGCGAGCTGCTCCACAAGTACGGGGCGAGCAAACTGTCGGCCGTCGACCCGAAGGACTACGAGGCCCTGCTGTATGACGCGGAGGGACTCAATGAATTCTGAAAGACAGCATGCGGTCCTTTCAGCGTCCGGCTCAGACCGGTGGATCCACTGCCCGCCGTCCGTCAGGCTCGGCGAGGGCTTCGCGGACAAGGGAAGCGACTACGCCCTCGAGGGCACCTGCGCACACGCACTCGCAGAGTACAAGCTCCGCAAGGCGCTCGGCCAGCCGACCGACGACCCGCCCGAGAGCCTCGACTTCTATGACGAGGAGATGGACGAGGCGACCGACGGATACACGAGCTACGTGCTCGAGCAGGTGCAGGCCGCGAAGGAAGCCTGCGCGGACCCGGCCGTCATGGTCGAGCAGCGCGTGGATTTCTCCCGCTGGGTGAAACAGGGCTTCGGCACCGCCGACGCACTCGTCATCGCGGACGGAACGCTACACATCATCGATCTCAAGTACGGGACCGGCATCGAGGTGTCGGCCGAGGACAACCCGCAGCTCAAATGCTACGCGCTCGGTGCCTTGGAGCTTTTCGACGACATCTACGACATCGGGGACGTCGCCCTGCACATCTACCAGCCGAGACGTTCAAACGTCAGCGAGTGGCGGATCCCGAAGACGGGTCTTCTCGCCTGGGCCACGGATGTCCTGAAGCCCGCCGCGGATCTCGCATGGGTCGGCAAGGGGGAATTCTCCTGCGGCGACTGGTGCCGGTTCTGCAAGGCGAAGAGCATCTGCCGCGCCCGGGCGGAGGAGAACCTGAAGCTCGCGCAGCATGACTTCAGGCTTCCGCCGGAGCTGTCCGACGCGGAGATCGAGGTCATCCTCTCCAAGGTGGACGGTCTGGTCTCCTGGGCGTCCGACGTCAAGGAGTACGCGCTCCGGCAGGCGCTCTCCGGGAAGGAATGGCATGGCTTCAAACTGGTCGAGGGACGATCCGTCCGCAGGTACACCGACGAGACGTCCGTCGCCAAGGCGGTCACCGACGCCGGGTACGACCCGTACGAGAGGAAGCTCCTCGGCATCACCGCCATGCAGAAACTCCTCGGCAAATCCCGTTTCGACGGACTCCTGTCGGCATACATCGAGAGGCCGCAGGGCAAACCCACCCTCGTGCCGGACAGCGACAAGCGCCCGGCCATGAACACAGCAAAAAACGATTTCAAGGAGGAAAAACACCATGAGTAAACGAATCGCCAACCCCATGAAGGTCATCACTGGACCGAACACCCGCTGGAGCTATGCAAACGTGTGGGAGCCGAAGTCGATCAACGGCGGAACCCCGAAGTACAGCGTCAGCCTGATCATCCCGAAGTCCGACACCGCGACGCTCACCAAGATCAAGGCGGCCATCGAGGCGGCCTACAAGGAGGGCGAGGCCAAGCTGCGCGGGAACGGAAAGAGCGTGCCCGCCCTGTCGGCGATCAAGACGCCCCTGCGCGACGGCGATGTGGAGCGTCCGGACGACGATGCCTACAGGAACGCTTACTTCGTCAATGCGAACGCCACCACCGCTCCGGGCATCGTGGATGCTGACCTGAATCCGATCCTCACCCGCTCGGAGGTGTACAGCGGCGTTTACGGACGCGCCAGCATCACCTTCTACGCGTTCAACAGCTCCGGCAACAGGGGCATCGCCTGCGGGCTCAACAACCTGCAGAAGATCCGTGACGGCGAGCCGCTCGGAGGAAAGGCAAGCGCCGAGTCCGACTTCGCGACCGACGATGACGAGGATTTCCTGGACTAAGGAGGCCGCCATGGCCTGGACATATGTTCTCTGCGCCCTGACCCTGTCTCTGTATATCCTTCTCGCCGCTTTCTGGATCGTCCGCTCGGTCATCGACACGGTCGATGACCGCAGACGCGACATGGAGAATGCGAAGTGGGAAGCCGAGAAGAAAAAGCTCGAGCTTGAGAAGGCACGGCGTGACAAGGAATACCACGATGCGCGGATGAAGGGACTCAACCTGGAATAAGCACACGGCAGGCGGTGGGGAGCGATCCCCGCCGCCTGTCTGGTTGGAGGCAAATAGTGAAAACACTGAGCATAGATATTGAAACCTATAGTGACGTCGAGCTCGGCAAATGCGGCGTGTATAAGTACGCCGAATCTCCTGCCTTCGAGATCCTGCTCTTCGGATATTCCGTCGACAACGGCGAGGCCGGGACGATCGATCTCGCGCAGGGGGAAACGCTCCCGCCGGACCTCATCGACGCCCTTGTCAGTGACGAGGTCGTCAAGTGGGCGTACAACGCGAACTTCGAACGTGTCTGCCTGTCCCGGTACCTGCGCGACAAGGGCCTGAGCCTCGACCCGTTCCACGACGGCCATCCCCTGTCCACGGAACGCGCCCGTTTCCTGAACCCGGAAAGCTGGCGCTGCTCCATGGTCTGGGCTTCCACGATGGGGCTGCCTCGCTCATTGGAAGGCGTCGGCACGGTCCTCGGGCTGGAGAAGCAGAAGCTCACGGAGGGCAAGGACCTCATCAAATACTTCTGCGTCCCCTGCACGCCGACGAAATCGAACGGTGGCAGGACCAGGAACCTTCCCCGCCACGCCCCGGACAAGTGGGAAGCGTTCAAGCGATACAACATCCGGGACGTCGAAACGGAAATGGGGATCAAGCAGCGACTGTCCAAATTCCCGGTGCCGGACTCCGTGTGGGACGAATACCACATCGATCAGGAGATCAACGACCGCGGCGTCCGACTTGACATGGATCTTGTGGAGAAAGCCATCGAGATGGATTCCCGGTCACGGTCGGAGCTCACTGCCGCGATGAAGGACCTGACCTCCCTCGACAATCCGAACAGCGTGCAGCAGATGAAGCAGTGGCTTGCGCTGCAAGGGGTCGAGGTCGGAAGCCTCGGGAAAAAAGAGGTCGCAAAGCTTATCGATTCCGTTCCGCCAAGACTCAGGGAGGCTCTTGAGCTTCGCCAGCAGCTTGCCAGATCATCCGTCAGGAAATATCAGACCATGCAGCGGGCCATCTGCGAGGACGTAAGGGCGCGTGGGATGTTCGCCTTCTATGGTGCGAACCGCACGGGCCGCTGGGCCGGACGCCTGATCCAGCTGCAGAACCTCCCGCAGAACCATCTGGAGGATCTCTCCTCCGCCCGCGCACTGGTGAAGTCCGGGGACTTCGAGGCCGTCAAGATGCTCTACGAGGATGTCCCGGACACGCTCTCGCAGCTCATCCGGACTGCCTTCATCCCGAAGGACGGCATGCTTTTCTACGTCGCCGACTTCTCCGCCATCGAGGCAAGGGTGATCGCATGGTACGCCGGTGAGAAGTGGCGGCAGAAGGTGTTCGAGGACGGTGGCGACATCTACTGCGCGTCGGCTTCCCAGATGTTCCATGTGCCGGTCGTGAAGCACGGGGTGAACGGGCACCTGCGGCAGAAAGGCAAGATCGCAGAGCTCGCGCTCGGCTACGGCGGGTCGGTCGGGGCGCTCAAGGCGATGGGCGCGCTCGAGATGGGGCTCTCCGAGGACGAGCTTCCTCCCTTGGTCGACGCGTGGCGGCAGACGAACCCCCGCATCGTCCGGTTCTGGTGGGATGTGGACAGGGCCGTC